ATAGCAATTGTAAATCGTTTACTCATTTCTTGTTACTTTTAGTTTTAATACAATGTTTCTAATCACTAATTTGGTAGCTCATAATTGGCGGTGGTCGGATATTAAGATTCATAATCATATTGGTTTTAAAAGACAGTCCCTAAAGTCGTGCGGAGACTGCCTTTCTGAATAATCGTGTTATCTCATCATTAATTCTACTCTACCAGTGACAGTAACGCCAATAATATAGCCTATATCACGAGAACACTCATTCAGCCTTGAAACTGTATCATCCAAACAGTCCCATTGTCCGGCATCCCGTAATTCTTTCTCATCCATTGTACCCGAAACTATACTACGGGCTTGATTAATAAGATACATTGCTTTTAGTAAATCAGAATGAACAGCCTTGTTCTTTATCTCTTCAATATTGATTTCTGTTGCCATAGTCTTTATATTTTATGTGTTAGTACTCTACAAATCGCTTCATAAACTTGTGTTTTCTCAAATCTATTCAAGATTGATGCTTTATCGGCACCAAAAGTCAACTCGCCACTTTTAAACTGATATATGGTAATTTGACCGTCTTCAGCATTATATCGGTATATCTTTACTTCTTGATTTTCAGCTATTAGTGTCATAGTCATTTCTTTTTTAAATTACCACTGTTTTACCTGTTCTTTCAATTCGTCATACTTACCATTCATAAGCAATTCGACTTCACGATGAAAGTTTATATCGGTCAAACGATACTCGACCAATGTACGCTTATAAGCATCACCATTTTGATGTGAGTTGATAAGGCGCATCATCTGTGTACTATCCAAACCATACTTGTTTTTGCGATTAAGGTTTGTAGCTCTTTTTTTATCGCTTTCTCTTAGTTCAATTGTTGCCATAATCTTCATGTTTTGAGTTATTTATTCGTTTCTATCTACTTTTAATCACCACAATACTGACTACCCATATAACCTTTGCTATTTGCGTTGTAGCAGTCAGACCAAGTAAGATTACTATCATTATAAGATGTACATTTTACGGGCTTCTGATTAGCTAACAGAGCCTGTTTTTTAGCTTCTCTTTCTTCTGCGAACTTGATAGTATCTTTTGCCCAACGCCAAGCAAGTTTCAAACATTCGCCAAAGGTTCTACCCATTCTTGAATTACTTCTGTAGAAGCGATGAGCGTCTTTCATGATTTGGAATAAGTTGTAGCGTTTCATATCTTTATATATTTAGTATTTCGTTTACTTTGATGCGACAAATGTAAAGTATATAATCTACATAAACAATAAAACAAGTAAAGAATATACTATTCATTAACATTAATTAGTAAAGCACTTACTATACATATAGTTTTATAATGTATATTTGCACCATATTTAAATACACGATTATGGAACATAGAATAAAAGAACTCATCAAAGAAAAAGGATATACTCAACAGGAATTTGCTGATTTGTTGGGTATGTCTAGAGTTGGACTTGCTCAAATAGTAAATGGAAAGCCTTCATATCCAACTCTTGAAAAAATCGCTACTGCTTTAGATGTCCCTATGTGGCAACTCTTTGCTTCACCAGAAGATGTAAAAGGCGAGGAAGATAAAAACACTCTCACCTGCCCCAAGTGTGGTACTAAGTTTAAGATGGAGGAATAAGAAGAACATATTTGAAATGAACAAAGAGCAGACTAAATTAGCAGACAAGGCATATAAAGCATTCAAGGCTTTAAATGACCAATATTACAAGCAAAGAATTCAAGCTTTAGTTAGTGTAAATGAATATGGTTTTGCTATATTAATACTATGGTCCAGAATTGAAATCACTCTAAAGCTATTAAGATATTACGAAAAAATGGAAGAGTATCCAGATAAGCTGGATTTCATAAATAGAAATTGGAGAGTTTTGAGTAATACTTATCACAGCAACCCTAGTTATTATAATTTAATCATCCAAAATAATCAAAAATCTCTTTGGAAAACCCGAGATAGAATTGCCCATGCAGCAATAACCATAACAAAGGAGGAATATGGTAATTATAAACTGGCAGCTGATTACTTTTTATCAAGCATCTCTCAGCATTTACAGCCCCTGAATGATTATAAAGCAAAAATGAATAGAAAAAGGAAGAAATGAACATCCCATCTCCGAACAGAAGATGGAGTGTTCAAAATAACATCAAAATATAAATACTATGAAAACAGGGATTTTAATTATAAATATACTTCTACTCATTGGAGAGATTATTTTAGGTTGCATTTTACTATTTGGGAAATCTTATCTACAAAAGAAAGGTGAGAATACTGCTGATAAAGAGGATTCACAAAAAATAGCTATGCTCAAAAAAATAGGTGAGAATATAGCTACCAAACAGGATATTCAAGATATTACGAATAAAGTTGAATCTATAAAAGCAAGCTATAATGAATCTCTTGAAAGGCACAAAATGGAGCTTCAAAAAGAATTTGAAACTCACAAATATATAGTAGGCTTATGTAATTCCCTTGACAATCAACTCATCAAACTTATCTCTGATTGTAGCAAAATTATTGGTGCTGAAGGAGCGATTTATCCAGAGAACGATGAAGGCCTAATATATTCTGCTCGTAAATTATCTAATTTCCTACATGCGTATAGAACTAGATATGAGTCGAATAAACAAATTAGCGAATTAATGGATATTACATTAAAAATAAAATTAGAAGCAGAGCTACAAGGAGAAATGTATAATAAGTTATCGAAGCAAGATAAAACAACGCTCATAAATTGTGTATCTAATGCTCTATCCATCTTCTTACCTAAATTCAAATAAAGCCGGATTCCTCCGGCTTTTACTTTACCCACCTTCAGCCTCCAACAATAAAAAAACAGCACCTAACCAAGCAAGTGCTGTTTCCAAATATTAATTGAAAGCTAAATAGAGCTTTGCTTTTCCTTCGAAATTACGGCTCTTTCGTTCCAATGATAGTTTCTCCATTAACAGTAATGTCAATGTTCTTCCCCTTTTGTAAGTAATATACCTGTTGAACCCAGCGAATTGTAGTTTGACTTCCACCCTCCATTTTAACATAGACTTTCACCTTTTCTGTTTTTTCATTTGCAGTGAACACCTTAGATAATCCCTGATGACATTCAATCGTGTTGTTAGCTACTTTTTCACCATCAGCACTGTACTCAAACAAGATTACATTAGTTGTGATCATTGAATAATCTTCCAATTCCCAATTAAAAGTATAGGAAGTTGAAGCAGGATCATCATCATCAGAACATGATGTGAAAAGGAAAATAGGCAGTAAAGCCAGCATGAATAATACTTTTTTCATAACTTTTATTTTGACTGTTAATTAATATGGTGCAAAGATAAACATTCGAAGCTAAATTTGTATAATATTATTTATCAATAATTTCAAATAAAATCATATGTTACTCAACAGATTAATAGAAAATAGAAATCAATAACTCAGAAAGAACTAATTTCTAAATCATTAAAGTAAGACGGAATAATCCCGCCTTTTACTTTTTCCTCTTCAGCATATCCTTTCCAGATGTATTACTCACCTTCTCCCCATATACCACATGTAATTTATCTTTCTGCATGATAATCAAATTGCGATATGGTATCTTATACACTATCTCATCATAAGACAGATGCAGATTTTCCATGAACGATGCAATCTGTCCAAGTAAACAGTTATTTCCTGCTACCTCTGTTTCGCTGCCAGATCTGCTACGTTCTTCGCTAAAGCTGACAGCCTCGTAAAATTTTCAATCGAAATCAATGACAAAGCAATGGATAAAGCTTCTACATTCTCTTCAAATGTTCCCCTTGATAATTCCTCAAACAGTTCATCATTCCCATTGATAAACCAAGAAAGGGCATGTGAGGCATTCGAAGTGTCTTTCATAGATCGGAATATATCCTCCAAGTTCTCTATCTTCCCAACATTCGACAGATAGCTTGCTGCTCCAGCTATTTTATGAATGGTAGGAGGATAAATGATATACGACTTTCCATTCACTACCACAACTTTAAAATCATTGCCTATTATGGCATCCGAAACAATTCTCGCACCTTGATTCATAATCTTTAAATAAAAAAGGGTGAAGGCAGTAAATTCCACTCCCACCCTTCCATTAAATAATCTTATTTACCTTAACCTTCTGAAATGACCACTTCCGATTCGTCAAACCACTTTTCGGAAGCCAATCCATCTACTCCTGTAGCAAGAGGAACGGCTGAAACAGCCAATCCAACAGCCTTATCAGTATTGGATCCACGAGCATTGATAGCCGCTTTGGGAAACACAACGTATACACCATCTTTGGTTTTTCCAATGATACATTTATAAATAGGCTTGTATTTGCCTCTTTCCCAATTCTTTTCAGTGGCTTTTCCACCTTGCAAGTCTTCTTTGGTTTTGTAGTCATACTCACCAATGGTAAAGTTGATTTTCACCTCACCCGGTTCGGACGTTTCCCGGTAGTACTCACCTGTCAAGGCGTTTTTGTACCTCGTGACACTCGCCTCCGCTTCCTCGTACTGATACGTATCACCGTGTACGTTCTTGACCTGCTTCGTTGCTGCGTTTTTCAGAATAGCAGCAACTTCCGCGCCTGTTAATCCGGTAGCCGGAGTTGTAACCGTTTTAATAGATTCTGCGTAATACAATTCATCAATTTCTACAGCTGTAATCATAATTTTTCTAATTTACATTTAACACTTTAAATAATACTCTCACATTTACATAATGACACTTCAAAGCAATGTCCGCTTCTGTACCAATTGAATCAATGGAATAACGATAGGTCGTACCATCATAGGAACCTACCATATCATCCAGTATCTTCATGGCTTGTCTTTCAAATTCAGCCAATCGAACAAGGTTTGCAATATTTGGCTCGATATCTGGAACACATAGATTAACCTCAACAAACCCTTTTTTCCAATATGTTTCCTGAGATTGTTCTTTTGTCCAAATGATTACTCTCTCGGTAGTTATTTCACCATCAGGAATATTTCCCTTTTGGTAAACTTCTATTCCGAAAGCCTTGCAATCTCGATAGAGAATGTTTCCTATATCGGTAGTTACTATCATTCAAATTCTTCTTTTAACCGTTTCTCCGCATATATAGCGGCACCACTCAAAACATCAAACCCTTTTGGATTCCACGAATGAAGCGTATTCTGCTTCGTTTTTTCAGCGTCAGACCGTCTTTATCGACATCGTAATCATTGGACGTTCTCAAAGTGAGCGTGTGGTCTTGATAGTTGCCGTGTTCTTCTGCGTACTTCACAGCTTCATCGCCCACGTCAATTATCTTCTTCTCGACTTCCCATTCTCCTTCATTGAAAAAGGAATCGACATCTGAAAAATCAAAATCTACATCCATAACTCCGAGTAGTTAAAGTAGTTCGTACTCTTCACCGTGTAAACCTCACCTTGACCTCTCATGCTCTCGCCATCCATGCAACGGACTTCATCACCTGCCTTGATAGTAATTCTCTTCTCACACACTACGTGATAGTTAGGACGGTATACTTCTCCATTGACAGACTTAAACTCTTTAGTAGAGTTATCATCACAACGACACTTGCATACGTCCTGCCAACTTTCACCACCTGTACCAAGAATTGGTCGCCCAAACTCATCCATTTCAAATGGCGTAGTTACCTTAATCTGTAATATGTGTGGAGCGTAATACATAGTTACCAAAGATTAGAAGCGTCCTTAATCGTACTCAGGCCCACCAAAACAGATGCTTCATCATTCAGAGTGATCCCATATTTTCTAAGCATCAGGAGAGAACTGTTCTTTATCGAATCAGCACTCCAAGAGGTCGAAAAACCACTTTCGTCAATAGATGTAGGGTGAAGTATATTCTTATTCAAAAACTCGCTGATAGAGCCCGAAATAGCCTTCTTTTCCTCATCTGTCACCTCTCCTTCTGTCTCAAACCCGAAATCAATAGCGAAATCAGAAGCTCCAGCATCGGATATTTCACCGATGTAGGAGAATCTCTGTTTTATGTAGTCAAGTGATGTCATACCTCAATGCCTAATGCCTCTTTCAGTTTTGCGATTGTTACTTCATCCAAAGCAGCCACATTCGCAATCAGGGTTTCCCCTTTCATGTTCATTGCCGCCTTATCGCCAATAGCCTTCAAAGCATCAACCAAAGTCTTTTTCTCGAACTCCTTTTCAAAAAGGGAGATTTTCTCCTCTTTCTTTTCTCCAAAAGCCTTCACCTCTTCGACACACTCAGCAAGTTTGCGATTTTCCAAGTCTCGCACACGGGCTTCGTCTTCTATTTCAACAACTTCACCAACACTATATAGTTGATGAGTGAATTTGTCACGGAAAACACTTGTAACCTTTACTTTCATGCCTGTACCGTTTTAGAATCCAATGTATAAATTCTATCAACATTGTTGATGATAGGAACAACCATAGCCTGAGAAGAAGTAAATTCCCTCAATGGGTCGTTCTTTGAGTACTTGGACAACAGAATGAATTCATCTGCCACCTGGTATTCAACACCGGCAACCCGACGTGTTGTCTCAGCAGTATTCGTCCATACCAAAGAACCAAGCTTTTCATCGCAAGTGAATACCACCATACCCTGTTGCCAAGGAGAATGAGATTTCTTAACACCGTTGATTTCCGTCTTGATCTTACGGGCAACACGATGGAGGGTTACATCCCATTTGGTTTTTACAACCTGAGCCGCTTTGTCAAAATCCAGTGTCGGGACACCAACACCTTCCTGAGCGGTAACCTTGTTATCAAAAGCATACTGACCACGGACTTGTTTACTTTGATAGAGTCCTTTCAAAGCTGCATCATCCAACCAGATATCAGTGACCGTATTCTGATCTTCCAGAGCTTTATCAAATACCTTCTGCATATCGTCAAGAGGTGTTGATGTATCCGGATCATCCCACAAAACAGACACACCAAATTTGTTAGCCGTATAATAACCAACATCGAGGCGAACACCGGTTCCATTATTGCGTTCACTCAAACCAATACCAGTCGACAGTTCAGAGAGGAACATATCTTCAATACGCTCCCATACACCTTCAAGACAACGTGGAAGATCATTGAAAATCTTATTCACGATTTGGTTGAGAGGTAAGCTCTGGGCAATCATGGCATCAATATCTTTCATCTGCTTTTCTGTCAGATACAGTTTCATACCAAGTTTAGGTATTTCACCGGAAGCTGTTTCTATTGAATCACGAGTCTTCAACGGAAGTTCAGAATCCAAAGAAACGACATCGGCTGCTACACGGTTATACTCGGCCAGAATACTGGACCAGCGCCCATCGGCTGAAAAATCCGGTGTAAGCAACGTCTTATACATGTAAGGAAGCTGGTTAGCTCTCTTTTCGTTCAATCTCTCAACGATGGAAAGAACCAACTGAGGAAAGAATCTTTGAACATACTCTAGATAAAGTGATTTTTCCATTTACTACGCCTCCTCGTCTTTAATGAAATCAATATGAGGGCAAGCTACCTTGAATGCATCCAGAATGGAAGCCATATCATAAGGTTTTGCCACATCGTTCACTTCTCCCCACGTCATAATTGACGCAAACGGTTTTGCTGTCCGTATGCTGCGATACAACACCCCTACATAGCTATGCCCTTCCGGTAATGCAGCATAAGCATTATCAGATACAGGCATAGGCTTATAGGTGCTGTCACTGTCCTTACGAATAATTACATGACCGGCCTTGATTACCTTGTCTGCAAAACCTGTAACATCGAGCGTCCGGCCACCTTTAATGCCGGAGATATACTTCTGGATAACGATTGAATCATCACCGAAGACTACCTGCTCTCTTTCATTGTTTAAATTAGCTTTTGTCATCTCGTTCTTTTTAATTAACCAACTAATGATTTGGCAATAGCATCCACTTCTCCCTTGTCAGGCTTATTGTCAGACAGAGGGAATGAATTCTTATTGCCCGGTAGTAATTGTGCCTTGACATTGTTCGCTACCGTAGTGAGATGTGAAGTGATTGCTTCCTCATTTGCATCGGATGCAATAGAGAAGCCTTCTTCAATTCGCCACTGTGGTATGCCCAATTCTTTGGCTTTGGATACGATCAGATTGCTCCGTTCGGCAGCAGCTTTTTCAGCCTTGAAAGTTTCATTCTCTTTCTTGATACTATTCAAACCATCCAACAAGGTCTTATTTGTGTGAAGTAACTCCTGGATTGTTTTTTCAGTGGCTGCTTTCTCCACCTTGTACCATTCCGGCATATCCTTTTCTTTCTCCCGTTTAGCCTGTTCTTCCAGCTTTTTAGTTTCTTCCTCGACCTTCTTCCTTGCTTCTTCCGTCTCAAGCTCTTTTTTAGCATCAGCCTTTGCTTTGAAAACAGCATCAGTGACACGTTTGTCACTCGTCTTCTGAAGGTTCTCAAGGAATCCTTTTTGTGCAGAAATAACAGTGTCGATGTTTTCGTCAGTAACAAGACCGATAGACGCAAGACTGTCAGCATGTGCCTGTAAAATAACATCACCTAACCCAAGATGGGAAAATTCTTGTTTTAGCTTTTGGAAAATCTTTTCTTTCATACCGTATGAATTATTAAATTTAAAATTCAAATTGCGGAAGTAAAAATACCAACAATACAAATGATTAGTAAATATTTAAGCCTCCTATTCATGACATCAAAGCGATTGTCACAAATACGGTATAAAAGTAAAAAGTAAGTAGATGGAAGGGAAATAATTAGATAGTTGATACACGACAATGAAATGATTGTCGTAAAATGACATAAAAAAACCGTGAACCAATAAAGGAACACGGCTTCATTTGAATTTAAAAGCTCTGAATTTATAAAGTAGCAGATTGTAACTCTGCTCCGATATTCTTTACATATCTACCTCAAGCTCTTTTCCTGTTAGAGCGAAATATAGATTTTGAAGTTGATGAAGTGATTTTACTTCTATATTGGCGTCATGCCATTCTTTCCCTAAACCTACTTCAAATCCAATAAACGCACAAATTGAATTTCCAAGTATTCTAATCCTGAGATTTAATCTGTCGAAACAATCATCTATCGCATTATATACAAAGCCACAATTCAAGAGAAGTTGTGCTGTAAGCAAAATAGGCTTAAGATTATCGACATAAGTACGAAACACTGCTTCCGAAGATCTTCCACTTGCTTCATATCTCGGATATTCAATCTCACTATATCCTATTTCGGTTATGCGACAGGGAGTTTTACTACTCTGTAGATAAACATAATTCCCTATCTTCAATTCCCTAGCATCAATCATTAATGTGCTAATTTAAGTTGATTCTCCAATGCCTGTTTTATATAACCATTAATAGTTGTTCCTGCTTCTTGTGCAAGTGAAGCAATCCGACTATGAATCTCCGGCGAAATACGGATATTCAATGTACCACTATATGGTTTACGCGGTTCCACTCCATCAGCCAAACAACCTGCAAGATAGCTTTCTATTCCGGCTTCAAAATCAGCACGAAGTTCATCAATGGTGTTTCCTTCATAAAGAATCAAATCCTTACTCATTCCAAGCACCTTTCCAAATAGGCAGTTATCAGCTTTGCTGTACTCAACTGAACCTTTATATCCTTTGTATTCCAAGTAGTCCATATTCAATTCTTTTATTTAATTAAACCGTTACTTTTTAAATGCTGATATATCGCTTTCATCATCCATGCTTTCATGATACTACCCGGATGCGGCTTATGTATATCAATATACTGTCCCGTTTGTTCATTTTTAAATCTTACACGAGAACCAGATGTCGCACCTTTATTATGTTCACTATATCCAAAGGCAGAAAGCAACTTCAAAGTTTCTTCATAAGTGAAGTCTTTAGGTAGTTTGCAAAAACGGTCTATCAACTTTTCTTTAGTACCCATATCTGTTTATTCTTTACCGCAAATGTAACTAAACTTAGTTACAAAACAAAATAATACAGAGAAAAAATTCAATTAAAGATAAAAAAACGGTAACTCCGAAGAATCACCGCAAAATATTCTATTTTTCTTATACTAAAATTATAAACCCCGTATTTTTTCTACCAGCCATCTCAAAAGATAGGCTATTTTTCCGATTCAACAAAAACTTGTCCAGTATTTCTTATTCTTTCAACCTCCTCTTCTGGCGCATCAGTCAATGCCAGCATCTGAACAGCTTGTTCCAATGATACAATCCCATCAGTATATAACTTGCCGATAGCTGACCACGTTTTTTGTTTATCCTCAGTGAACGGTTCCGAAAATTCAAAAGAAATTTCCAGTTTATCCAGTTCAGTAACTTTATCTGGATGGAGATATTTTAGAATACTAATGATCAAGTTCTTCTCACGGTCCACAAGCTCCTCATAGGATTCCTTTCGATTATCCCTCTTAATATACCCCAAAATCATGGCATTCTTGATTGCATCTCCAGAGAGAGTACCCATTCCCTTTATCTTATCGAAAGAGAAATCTGGAGTGAATGTATCAAACAAAATAGAATCATTCAAATCTTGTTTTTCAGCCTCTCTTGTCTCCGATGATTGCGGAGGATTGACATATTCAAACTTTGAATTAGCTCCCTGACACTGGATTAGTTTACCAGGTTTATTAGGATCCGCCATCAGTTGAATAACATCAGCGGAAGCAACTGCTATGGGGTCTGCAAAGTAATTGTTGGTATCTCCTACCTTTGAATCCAAAATCTCTTCACGCTTTAATCTCGGTTCCGCTCCGTCCCACGCTTTAGGTTGGTTGTAATACAGTACATTAATCTTTCCTGTAGGGTTCGGATAAGATTCCACTTCATACCCTATATTTCCTTTTCGACAGAAAAAAAGTACATCCGGGGTTTGAATATCCCAATGTTGGACTGTCCTCCCACTCTCTTTCAGCTTGTACCCATAAGCAAATGCAGTCATATTTCCGTACTGGTCAAACAGTGGTCGAAGTTTATATCCATTGGAACGTGCCAAGACCCGACTTCTTACCTGCCGCTCACCTGTCCTATCATCTCTATACAGGTGATAAACCTTAGCTGATTCTGTTTCAGCACCAGCAAGCCTCTTAGCTTGTCTTATAGTAGAGTTGAATCGAGTGCTCTTTATAAAGTCTTTAAACAGAGCGAAAGCATCATCTGAACCATTTTCTTTCTTCCATCTGATTGGATTCCCCAGAAGGAAAAACAGCTCCACTTCATTGATGTATCTCTGCCGGGACCGTGGAAGCTTCTCCGAGATGTAATCATCAGAGTTTTTTCGGTACTTGTTCGGTCTAAACATAACATCATGCGTCTGAGGGTTATATTCCTTGATGGCATTATCCACTTCATCGTCATGGTTCTGCATCATATCAATAGCCGTATCAATATCACCATCTTGGATGAGTTGGTACAAATCCCGCTCTGCACCTACTGAATTTAAGGCCAGGTTACGGAAGTATGTCATTATCTGCTGCAAGTAGTTATTCATAATCTCATATTTTAATAAATTCCTAAATCTGACTTATTATAATTCTTTTGTAAGAGGATACGTCCCATAAGCTCCATCATACAACAATATCGAACTTCATCCAATATATGGTTGAAATTATCAACCGGAACATTTAACCATCTGCCATTCTTGTCTTGCTGATAAGTATAATTATCAAGTTCTTTCTTCACATTAATAGAGTGCTCTGTAATATATATCTTCTTAGATTTCATGAAATCAATACCCGCTTCCACCGATCCCGGATATTTTCTTACTGGCTCAATATTGAATCCAGCATTATATATTTCCTGAACTAAACGTGGATCTGCACTCTCAGACCATATTTTCCTGTCAGGAAGCTCCTTTAAAACTCTTATTATGTCAGAGGAAAGCATATTCGTTTGATAAATCTCTTCGTCAATATAAAGAGCATTGTCCAAATACCCATTGTCGGAAGCAGCTGTAACATCATTCGTATATCCAAAGTCAATGCCTCTCCATCTCCTCTTTACCCACTCCGGCATTTCTTTGATGATCGTGTAGTTTTCAAATATAAGCCCTTCAATCTTAGCACGCTTACCAAGTCCATATATCATCCATTTCCGTTTATCGGCAGTACCTTGTTTGATATTATATTCTGTTGGTTCATATGAAAGTATTTTCCTCTTCATATTTGCTGGAATAAAGGGATTATCCAACATTGTAGAATGATCAAAATAACAATCCTCACGGGAGCAAACATTGTCGTAGATCCAATGCTCCTCAGCAGACGGATTATAGTCAAGAATAGCAAAACGGGAGCATCGTTGTTCCAGTTGGTCGAAATCATCCTTAGATGCTTCCATAGCTTCATTGATCCAAAAGATATCGGTAGTCAAACCATGAAGTCTCTGGACATCATCAAGCCCGACAAATTCAAACGTAGTAGAATAAAGCTGGATTGTTTTAAGAGTATTGTTTATTCGACAGTTATTATACAATCCAAGTTCCAAGAGAATATTCTTAAAATCAGTCCAAACAGTAGAAGCTAACCAGGTACCTTTCTTTCGGGCTATTACAATACGATTTGTGCGCTGCCAGTTATTAATGGCATAAACTATAAAAAATTGAATAAGAGAATAAGTCTTCGACGAGCGAGAACCTCCTTCAAAGACCATGACATTAAACAGCCCACTATTCAGAGCCTTCATAGCCCGATAAAAAATCGGAGTGCATTTCATATTCAGCTCAATCATCATTACCTTCTTTTAGGTTTACAGACTTCTCTTGTAATTCCAATAACTTAGGGTCATTGGTTACTACTTGTATATTCATACTTGGAGCGGTTATAAGTTCTTTACCATTAGTGGTAATATCAAACTTTGACGCCATTTCTTTACCCCACATCAATGTAATTAATTCACGAAGCGTATTTATAACTCCCTTACCTGTATCCTTGTAAAGAGCACGGCATACGTTCAACATCCAAATAGGAGTATCTTCTTTGTCAGCTATTTCATTCAGTTCTTTCCTAGGGCATTGAACAAGATAATTCACCACTTCTTTGAATTCTTCAAATGAAATGCCGTATGTTTTCTTGGCGATAGTATATAACTTAGGCTTCCTGCCACGATTTGCTGGCTGGTTGGTACTTGAAAAACGGTTACCCTTTCCTTTTATATGTTCATATTCTCCTGCCAAAACGCTTGTTTTACGGTTGATTTTATAATTATTCAAGTATTATTATTACCTTTGCATTATACCAATAGTCTAGAACGGGAATTGACAGCCCCTCGGTTGCTTAGTAGGACATTTCCTTCCAAATTGGGTAATGGGATAGGTCAATAACTCCCACATCTTAAAGCGGCATTCAAAAGATGTCGCTTTATTTATTATGTTTATGCCTGTGAATACGTCCATCTCCTGTTACTACTATAATATGCTTGAATCGATACTTACTTGCACTTTCAAAAGCTCGTATTCCATTTTCTACGCTTTGTCGGGTATGCCCGCTGCCTTTCATATAGAGAACTGGTACATCTGCTTTCTTATCCCTGACATGATAGAGAGATGACCTAATATTTATATCCGTATTTCCTTTAGGCGTTCTCTGTTCAAACGAAGCAGAAAACAGATACCCATCAGGAGTTTTAATCTTATGTCCCAATCCAGCTTCATTTTTCAATGTCACCTTATACCCTTTATCCGCCAATATGCGTGCTGATTCCAGTTCCTCGGGCTTATGCCGTGACGTACTCTTCTCAATAGCGACATATCCACCACCTTTACCCATCTCCACACTGGAATACTTTCCACTCCGACGCATAGCATCGGCTTCCACTCTACGATAAGTGGAACTTCCATTTTTGTATGTACGTATACCGCCTGAAGTCTTTGCCATATCTATCTTCTACTTAATCCCATATAAGTTGAACGTTTAGCTTTTGCATCACTGGGAATCATACCATTATACGCTCTGCTGAAATTAGTAAAATATCTCTCATAAATAGATTTTACCCTATCTCTGATTACCCGTTGCTTTTCCGAACTTCCATACTGTCTATAAGCTTGCGTTTGAATACGATACCTTTGCGCAGTCAATTCCTTCATAGACTTTGTACGTTCCTTCCCATTACTCCTTACTCCTCCTGATGTTTTAGCCATATCTTTAATTCTTAATCACCAACAAACTTACTTCCGAAACGTCCTCTTTTATTAGGTGTGTAAAATGCAGATTCTGGTATAGATAAATCATCATAAGAACTCCTTTGAGCAGGTTTCAAATCTTTATACTCCTTTCTCATTTTATCAAGATAAGACTTATTGGCAGCAGCTTTATAATCAGTAGTTACCGCCCGACCGCCATAGTTTCTCCAAGCCTGTTTTATACTTTCTGAAAAAGATATTTTTCCGCCATAAAGTCTATAGAGTTTATGTGCCATCGCCATTACTTTCGAACTGTTCATTCGAGACGAAGTTCCATTCCTTACTCCTCCTGCCGTTTTAGCCATAGTTATCTCCTTCCGGTGTATCCACCTCTTCCTGCTCGGAATTCACGTCTGTCTCTAACTTCAAACTCACGAGCTAGGTCACGATTATAAATATCATATTGTGTACCTCTGCGTGTATCTTTGTCAATAGCTGCTGCTGTAGCAAAGCCTGATTTAGCAGGACTATCAAAGCGGGATGCAACCCTATCAATCCACTTTTCGGCCTGTGATTGTGTACGAAAATTCTTTTGTAACCACCTTGTTTCTCCATTACGATTCTGTACCGCAACTGAAGCCTGAAAATTTCCTCCACTTCGTGAAGAACTACCACTTCTTAGCCCACCTGCCGTTTTAGCCATTTTCACCTCCTTTCTTGATTTGCTTAACTCTATTAGCCATGAACTGCTCAACATAAAGTACGTTGTTTTGCAAACATAATTCCCTTATTGCTTCACCACCTCCGTAAACGATCATATTGGGGTTGTCTTTACCTGATATTTCGCGGGCTATTTGTATTTCCAACTTAAGGTATTCCTGTCTATCTGTATAACCACGCGTAGCAAAAGCATCGTAGCCATCTGGAATACCCAAACAGTTATATTTGTAGAATTTTTGCGCCACATTGAGATCTACATAAATCTTAGCACCACACTCCTGCCAAAAACGGGCAATCCAACGCTTCATATAAATTTGTTGTAAGCCGTAGGCTATAGGTGTGGTATCGAATAAAGATAGATTGGGTTCTACCAGTTCGGTGCATCCGCTATCCAATACGGATATTGGATTATTCCAAATATTGGTAAAACGATAATCTTCCACATAAAAGTGATAGGTGGATATCCCCTTCTTAGCCCTTGTATCCGAACCCCATCCAGCAAAGGGTAGTAATAATCCACTTGTAGGTTGTCCGTCAAACAATAGACTAGGGACATCAAACTCGTTATTACTGTCATAAATACGGTCACCAAGCATCATAGCAAAAAAATCAGCTTTCCTAACTTCTTCCTCGCCTGTTTCCTCTTGTTGTTTGGGCTTTTTTAGCTGCTTATCCTCTTTCGGTTCTTGCCACACGTCAAAGCCCCATTCTTCCAACTCTAAGCTATCCCATTCATTAGCCAAAGCATCCCAATCGTTTTCACCAAAAGGATTGTTATCTTGAATAAGCATCTGACGGAGCTTTTCTACCGGCATATTTTCGGGTAATATACAACAAGGCACTTCTGTCCATCCGAGATACTTGTATGCCTGCAAACGCATATTTCCACCAATGACAACATAACTACCATTATAAGGATAAACAAGAATATCTCTCGCCTCTGTCATTTCTGGAAGTGACTGTATAGAGCGACACAACTTACGAAATTTCTCATCTTTGATAAGACGGGGATTCCTCGGCAGCCCTTCTAGCTGTCCTTCATTCGGGATTACTTTCGATATATCTATCTTGGCTCTTTGCATAAAAATACCTTTGAACTACTATTACTCATCCAAAGGTACTACCACAACCAAAGATAACGAAATATCTTCAATTGTTATATGTGACAATCTGTCTTAAGTCACAAAGTCTTTTTCAGCCATTTATCCCGTCTTTCTCTGCACACCTCTAAGGTAGGCGCACAACAAGAAAACAACTCACCGTCTTCTGTACGATAGTCGTATTGGTACATTCTCACTCTCTTTCTGCCTAACTTCGTTGTGTAGGTAGTGTAATTCTCTTTACCGGGCTGGCATACGCTGCAACCGTTTTCATTTATTGAGTTCATAATCACTATATTTAATGTTTAGCATTCAATCTTTCTTCACTCGTATAAGCCACTACAAGACCAGTTTCATCGTGCTGTATGGTGATGTACTTTTCGTTCTTGTCAATGGTAGTAAAGTCGTACATGGTACATAGCTTGCCCAATACTTTGCCCAGTTGCTTCATCAG